GTTTGGTTATGTTTAATAAAGAAGATTCAATACTGACATCAATTAAAAAACTACTCGGAATTGCGGAAGAGTATACGCACTTCGATGCGGATTTAATCATGCACATCAATTCTGTCTTTTCAATATTAACTCAGATTGGCGTCGGTCCGCCCGAAGGTTTTTCAATCGACAAATCATCTGTGTGGGGAGACTTTGTTCCAGAAAATTCAAAAGAAAATTCAAAATGGGAATTAATAAAGTCTTATACATACATGAAGGTTAAATTATATTTTGATCCTCCTCTTAGCTCTTCTGTAATTGAATCTATGAACCGAATTATTTCAGAGCTTGAGTGGAGAATTCAAGTTGTTGCTGATTCGGTAGATTCTAATTAGGAGGTGATCCAAAAAATGAGTGATTATTTAAAACATTACGGTATTCTCGGAATGAAGTGGGGAGTAAGACGTTACCAGAACAAAGACGGAACTCTTACACCAGCTGGTCGAAAACGTTATGAACGAGACATTCGAACCAATCTATCTAAAAAAAAAGCTTCCAAGGTAGATACCAGTAAACCCGATCCGAACCGGTGGGTTAAAGAAGACATGGAACGCAGAAAAAAAGTAGTCGATGCAAGTTCTAATATGATAAAGCAAATACAAAATATAGAAAAAAAAACTCGTCCGAGGAGATCCACTAAACAAAAAATGGACCTATCTAAAATGACGGATAAAGAATTGCGTGACCGCATCAATCGTGAACTTTTAGAGAGACAGTATAATGATTTGTTTGCACCAGAAATTAAACCGAGTATTTCAAAGGGGCGAGAATTTACCCGAAAAACATTAGAAGTTGCTGGGACTGCACTTACTTTAACGGGTTCTGCGTTGGGTATAGCGTTAGCTATTAAAGAACTTAAGGGATAGGAGAATTAAATATGGCATTATCAAACACTGCCGTTCCAAAGTATTATGGCATGTTTAGAGATGCCGTAATTCGAGGAGAAATTCCAGTATGCAAAGAAGTTTCAATGGAGATGAACCGTATAGACGATCTCATAGCGAATCCTGGCGTATACTATGATGATCAGGCAGTTGAAGGATGGATTCGATATTGTGAAAACGAATTGACTTTAACCGATGGCGGAGACTTACACCTGTTAGATAGTTTTAAGTTATGGGGCGAACAAGTTTTTGGTTGGTATTACTTTGTTGAAAGAAGCGTTTATGAACCAAATCCAAATGGTCATGGTGGACGCTACGTAAAGAAGACTATCAAGAAACGCCTAATTAATAAACAATATCTTATCGTTGGAAGAGGAGCTGCTAAATCTATGTATGCTTCTTGTATTCAATCGTATTTCCTAAATGTAGATACTACAACGACTCATCAGATCACGACTGCCCCAACAATGAAACAAGCAGACGAAATAATGTCCCCTATTCGTACAGCCATAACTCGATCAAGAGGTCCTCTGTTTAAATTTCTAACAGAAGGCTCATTACAAAACACCACTGGATCTAAAGCTAACCGAGTGAAGTTAGCCTCCACAAAGAAAGGTATTGAAAATTTCCTTACCGGTTCTTTACTAGAAATACGACCGATGTCTATTGCCAAACTTCAAGGTCTCCGACCTAAAGTGGCCACTATTGATGAATGGCTTTCAGGAGACATTCGAGAGGACGTTGTTGGAGCCATCGAGCAGGGTGCTTCTAAAGTTGATGATTATCTAATCATTGCGATTAGTTCAGAGGGTACGATTCGTAATGGAATTGGAGACACAATCAAAATGGAGTTGATGGACATTCTCAAAGGAGACTACATCAATCCACATGTTTCTATTTGGTGGTATAAACTAGATTCGATCGATGAAGTCTCTGATCCCCGAATGTGGCTGAAGGCTAATCCGAATTTAGGAAAGACCGTTAGTTATGAAGCATATCAGTTGGATGTCGAAAGAGCAGAAAAAGCTCCGGCCGCAAGGAATGATATTTTAGCAAAGCGTTTTGGTCTTCCTATGGAGGGATATACTTACTACTTTACTTATGAGGAAACAATACCTCATAGAAAGAGAGATTATTGGCAAATGCCTTG